AATATTATATTGCAGATGATAATGATACTTGGCCCACTGAATATACATTAGCTTCAACAGAAACTCTTACGCCCTCTCAGAGAAGTTCTAGTGGAACAGATACCTATACATATACAACAGGTCCAGGTGGTGGTAGTTTAAGTGCATCAACAAACTATGACCTAAGGGTTGTTTGTGTAAATCTTAGAAAAACGGGTGATGAATCCGCTAAGGTCGATGCTACTACAGAGTCATCAGGTACATCATGGTCTAGTCCACCAAACGATTTCGTTATGTCCGCTGGTCAAAATACAACTCAAACCACAACTTTAGAACATGATATTACATTAACCAATGGTAGTGGAAATACATCTGTATCAACCTCATACGGCTCTGGTATTACGGTCGCATTAAGTACTACTAGCAATACCAGTGGTTTCACAACATTTTCTTACATTAAAACAATCTCTCATTCAAGTGGTCAACTTTGGATGAAATTTAAATATTACCACCCAAATAGTACTGAAGATCGTTCTGTAGATGTTTATATTTCAAATAGTAGTGTAACCTATAATGATTTAGATATAAGAATTATAACAACAGGAAACGGTAAAGGAAAGTAGAGTGAAAGATAAACTATTTACTAGTGATAAACTTGAAGTTAGACTGTCTCCTATTGATGGATATGGTGTTTTTGCGAAGGAAGATATTAAAGCTGGTAAAACAATAGAAGAATGTCATCTTGTAAAATACATGGAAGTAGAAGATGATGTAGAACCCGATATAGATAGAGTTAAGTTTTTATGGCCAAAAGGTGGAGGAGATATGCCATTAGATAAATTTTTTCCTTATGCTATACCATTAGGGTTTGGAGCAATATACAATTCAGCTAACACAAAAGTTACAGCAAATGCAGAGTGGGAATCAGATATTGATAATGAACTTTTAGTATTTTCAACGATAAAAGATATAAAAAAAGACGAAGAGATACTAACATACTATTATAATGATAGTTTTGGATGTTAATAGATGTGGATATTTAATCTTATAAAAGCAATATTTATTAAAAAGGAAATAGGAGTTAACGATATGGAGTTTAACGATGTTATTGATAAAGTTTTAGAACATGAGGGTGGATATGTAAATGATCCAAATGATCTAGGAGGTGAAACTAAATATGGTATAACCAAAAGATTCTATCCTGATGTAGATATTAAAAATCTTACAAAAGATGATGCAAAAGATATTTATAAACAAGATTATTGGGATAAAAATAAGATAGATGATTTACCAGACAATTTAAAACATATTTTCTTTGATATGTGTGTTAATCAAGGTAAGGGAACAGCCGTGAGGGTATTACAAAGAGCAATTAATAACAAAGGTGGTAATTTAGTAGTTGATGGTGGGTTTGGTCCAGGTACTAAAGCGGCATTAGCAAAACATAAACCCTCTATAGATAGAGTTCGTTGTTATAGGTTAAAACATTATTATGATTTAGTAAATAAAAAGCCAGAACAAGAACGGTTTTTGTTTGGTTGGTTTAAAAGAGCATTAGAGGTATAAAATTGAGTACAGCATTAAACAAACTTACATCAGAATTAATTCAACCTTTCTTATTTGAGGAAGATTCTAAAGTTAAAAAGGTTATTGGTATATACACAGGTCGATTTCAACCTATGGGTAAACACCATGCAGATGTATATGATTCTTATAAAAGTAAATTTGATGACTTTTACATAACAACCTCGAATAAGGTAGAAGCTGGTAAAAGCCCGTTGAATTTTAAAGAAAAGAAGATGATAATAAAGAAGCATGGTATACCAGCTAGTAAAATCGTACAAGTTAGAAACACATACAAGTCAGAAGAAGTAGTAAAAAAGTTTGATAAAAAAACTACAGCGGTGGTGTTTATAGTTGGATCAAAAGATGCTGGAAGACTTTCTGGCGGTAAGTATTTTCTAGATTATGAAAAGAATAAGGACTATATGCTTCCATATGAAGATAATGGGTATTTTTTGGAAGTTCCACATGTATCTATAATGGTTGCGGGTCAAGAACTAAGTGGGAGCGCTATTAGGAATATTTTTGGATCCAAAGATTTCGATGATAAACAAAAAAAGAAATTTATGAAGGAAATATTTGGTTGGTTTGACAATAATGTATTCAAAATGTTAGTGAAGAGACTATCAGAAAAAGATATACCAATATATGATCCAAGTGAAGATAAAGATTTACAGATTATTCAAGGAGATATAAGTGAGGATACAATATTACAGTTTATAAAGAATATTGATATAGCTAAAATTATAAGAGAAGCTCAAACGACCTCTAGTTCTATAGGAGGTAATACTCAAGGTGTGGATGATGGACCTAGATATTTTTATGGTAATTTTAAATCATATGAAAAGATGTCAGAAAAGGTTGCTGCTAGATTAGGAATGCGCGTAGTAAATTATATAGTTGGTGAGAACAATGAGAGACCAATGGTAGATACTGATTATCCAAACGGTCCAGTACCAACTGTAACTTTTTTCCCAGCTGGAGATATAGGTGTTGTTGGTGGAACTAATTTAATAGATTTACAAGGAACAGAAGCGTTCACTAGATGGGAAGAACATATTACTCCGATAGCAACATCAATTGGATTTGAATTGGTTCGTTTTTTAGGAGCTAGGTACAGTATTGATCAAACCAAAGACTATCCACATTCACATGCTGAAGCTGGAATTTGGACAACCGACGCTGGTAAAGCAAGTAGTAAAGAAGAAAAGAAAAAAGATGCAGTAGCTCAAAAATTTAAGGAATCTGTAAGCATAATGGATGAGGTTAACCTCATTATACAGGAAGGTGGAGCCTACGGTCACATGGCGCACCCATACGATGATATGGATCTAACTTTTGGAGATATAAAGCAAATTATAGATATGGGATTACAAGGTACACTATCAAAGACAATAACAGAAAAATTAGATGGTCAAGCAATTTCTATATCATGGAAAAATGGAAAACTTATTGCTGCTAGGAATAAGGGACATTTAAAAAACCAAGGAGCAGCAGCATTAGATGTTTCAGGATTAAAGAGTATGTTTGCAGGTAGAGGTCACTTAACAAACGCATTTGGATATGCAGTTGAAGATTTAGAAAAAGCAATTAAATCATTAGGAAAAAAGACTCAAAAAGATATATTTGGAGAAGGTAGCAAGTTTATGGCTGTAGAAATAATCTGGCCAGCAACATCTAATGTTATACCATATGATTCTAAACTGTTAGTGTTTCATGGTATTACTGAATATGATAATAATGGATCTGCTATTGGTAGTGACACTTCTGCAGCATCAAAGTTATCTAAAATGATAGATAAGGCTAATAAGGCTGTTCAAAAACATTATAAAATAGGCGCCCCAACATTCTTGACAGTAAAAAAGAGTAACGATTATGGTAAAAAGAAATCGAAATTTTTGGGAATACTTAATGGTTTAATGGGGGCTTATAGTTTAGGAGATGGTGATACACTAGCGATATGGCATCAGATGTATTGGCAAGAATTAATAATGGCTGGAGCCAATTCAACAGATTATCCAGGTATTACTAATAATATTTTATGGGATTTGTGCACACGTTGGGCTTTTGGAGATAAGAGTTATAAAATAAGTGATATAAAAAAGGATTTAAAAGAGTATCCTGACTTTTTGGATTGGGTTCTAACCAAAGATAAAGTAGATGTTGTAAAATTACAAAAACAAAATATGAAACCATTTGAGAACCTTATAGCTGCAGTTGGTGCTGAGATTTTAATGAATGCTAGTGGGTTTCTAGCTGCAAATCCAGACGCAGCGGTTCAATCTATTAGAAAAGAAGTAGCGAAAGCAGCAAAAGCAATAGCAAGAACTAATGATCCTAAGAAAATAAGTTTATTAAATGTTCAAATGGGAAAAATTGAAGCAGCAGGAGGTTTTGAAAACATAGTTCCATCAGAAGGACTAGTATTCATGTACAAAAATAAGGTTTATAAATTAACTGGGCTATTTGCACCAATAAATCAGATCACAGGACTATTAAAGTTTGGTAGATAAACCCTATAATCTTAATATTTATTACTAGATTAGTAGGTATAAATTATGGCTAAAACAAAAACAACATCAATAGCTAATAAAAGAAGTGCTGAAGCCCGTAAGAATATCAGTGTCGGTATACGTAGGTCTAAACATAGCGAAATAATGAAAACGGCTAAAGTTAGAGAAAGAATTAGTGTAACAACCTCATCAGCCATGAAAAAGAAATGGCAGGATCCTAAATATAGAGAAAAAGTATTATCTGGTAGAAAAGGACATATCGTTTCAAATAAAACTAGAGCAAAAATTTCAGCAGCAATGAAGGGTAGACCTAAATCTGAGGAACATAAGAAAAAAATTAAAGAAGCTTGGAGGAAGAGGAAGGAATTCTCTTTATATTATGAGTAAAAATATTGAAAAAATTAAAAATATGCTAAGCGGCATAATAGATCCTAGTAATAGACGCATACAAGTTGCACAACCACAGGTACTAAGCGAAAAAGAGAAAAACGCTAAACTAGAAGATCGTAAAAATAGAAAAGAAAAATCAGATGTAATCGCATCAGGGCGTATGCCTCTATTTTGTCCAGAGTGTAACAAAATAATGAAAAAACGATTAGACAATAAGATGTGGATGCTATATACACAATGTTTTGATTGTCAAATAGAATTTGAGAATGATTTGAGAATTACTGGTAAATATGAAGAATGGGAAAAAGAAAAAATAATACAGAATGCTAAGGCATTTATTAATGATGTCAAAAACGAATTAGACGATTATGTAGAAGCGCTAGAGTCAGATAATATTTTATATGAGACTGGACAAACCTCTGTTGCAAAGGAAAAATGGGATAAAGTCGATACCAACAAAATTAAAACCCAATGGTTGAAAGAGATACAGGAAGTTGAAGATAATTTAGAACAATATATTAGTGGAAACTAGCATGGCTATTAAAACAAATAAGCAAATGTTAGAGGAATTACAAGATACTTTAAAAGCTATAGCTAGTAATACCCCAGAAGAGAAATTTAAATTATTACGAGGTGACATTGCATGGGTTAAAGAAGCAATAGAAAAGCTTCATAGGAGATTGTATAATCCAGATGATGGTATTGTTGTTAAGGTAAATAGAAATACTGAATTTAGAAGAGATTTGGAAAAACAAAAAGAACAAGGAAAAGGAGCATTTTCAGACGAAAGCAGTGAGGTTAAGCAATTAATTACATGGAAGTCTAGTATTAATAGAGCAATGTGGATTGCATACTCATTATTATTAGGATTAATGCTCAAATTATTATTTAACATTGGATTTTAAGGAGAGGTTATATGAAGTTTTTAGAAAAATGGAAAGGATATATTTTTAAGTTTTTTGCTTTTGCATTAGGATTGTTTGGGATAAGTACTCTATTGTCTGCTAAAAAGTCTAAAGAGGTTAAAAAAGTTAAGAAAGATATTAAGAAAACTAAGAAGAAAGTTATAAGAAGTAAAAAGAGTGTAATGGCAGCAAAGAAAAAGGCCAGTAAAGTATTAGATAAAATAGCTAAACAGGAAAAAGTTATGGAAGACATAAAGACGAGAAAGGTTACTGGCAAACAACCAACAAAAAAGGAAGCCAAAGAAGCGTTAGCGTTTCTAAAAGATTTTACAAAGGATTATAAAGGGTAGAGTATGAGAAAGTTATTATTTATTTTATTAGTGTCTTGTAGTTTTTTAAATTCACAAGGGCTAACAGATAAAGAGCTAGTTAAATTAGCGGCTACACTTAAGCAACAGACAGAATTAATTGTTGCGTATAAAGTTCAAGTTATTAATTATAAAGAAAAGGTATCTATAGATAGTGTTGTAATAAGCAACCAAGATAGTTTAATAGAAGATTTAGAATTGCAGGTTGAAAATTATAAGAAATATTCTAAGAATGTAAAGCCAGCATGGTATGAAAACAAATGGTTGTATTATTCTTATGGTGTGTTAACAGTAGTTGGAAATATTTGGCTATATGATAAAGTAAAATAAGATGGCATCTCAACAAACACTAAAACAAATTATAAAAGACGAATACAGTAAATGTATAAAAGATCCAGTATATTTTATGCGTAGGTACTGTGTGATTCAGCATCCAACTAGGGGAAAAATACCTTTTGATCTTTATACTTTTCAAGAGAATGTTTTAAATGATTTTCAGACGGAGAGATATAATGTTATCTTAAAGGCTAGACAATTGGGTCTGTCTACTCTAACTGCTGGATATTCATTGTGGTTAATGTTATTTCATGCAGATAAAAATATATTAGTAATTGCTACAAAGCAGGAAGTTGCAAAGAATTTAGTAACAAAGGTTAGAGTGATGCATGATAATCTACCGTCTTGGCTTAAAGGAAAGTGTATTGAAGACAATAAACTTAGTTTAAGATTTGCGAATGGATCTCAATGTAAAGCTGTTTCCAGTTCAGTAGACGCTGGTAGATCAGAAGCACTATCACTATTAATATTAGATGAAGCTGCATTTATAGATAAAGTAGAAGAAATATGGACAGCATCTCAACAGACATTAGCCACTGGTGGTGCAGCAGTTATTTTATCTACCCCAAATGGTGTAGGAAATTTCTTTCATAAGACTTGGACAGACGCCGAAGCCGGAATAAACGGATTTAACACAATAAAATTGCATTGGTCTATACATCCAGATAGGGAACAAGATTGGAGAGATGAGCAAGATGTTGTTCTAGGAGAAAAGATGGCAGCTCAGGAATGTGATACTGATTTTATTACTTCTGGACATACGGTTGTAGATCCAACGACATTACAATTTTATGAACAAACCCATGTCAGGGAACCCTTAGAAAAGAAAGGATTTGATGGGAACTTATGGGTATGGGATTATCCAAACTATACAAAAGATTATATAGTATCAGCAGACGTAGCTAGAGGAGATGCTTCAGATTGGTCTACATTTCATGTATTAGATGTTGAAACATTAGAACAAGTTGTAGAGTATAGAGGAAAAATAGGAACAAAAGATTTTGGAAATATGTGTGTAAACATTTCAACAGAATATAATGATGCTCTATTGGTAATTGAGAATACAAATATTGGGTGGGCAGCAATCCAACCCGCAATAGATAGACAATATAAAAATTTATTTTATTCTACTAAAGATTTAACTGTGGTAGATACTGAAATTCAGTTAAGAAAAGGGTATGACTTAAAGTCTAAAGACAAGTTAGTACCTGGTTTTACTACTTCATCAAAAACAAGGCCATTAATTATATCTAAATTAGATACTTATTTTAGAGAGAAGTCAGTATTGGTCAGATCAAAGAGACTAATAGATGAGCTGTTTGTATTTATTTGGAACGGTCAAAAGGCTGAAGCTCAAAGAGGATACAACGATGATTTAGTTATGGCATATTGTATTGGTTTATGGGTAAGAGATACAGCTTTTAGACTTAGACAAGAAGGAATGGCTTTGCAAAGAATAGCATTAGAAAAAGTTTCAACTGGAAATCAAAGTTCAGAATATAGAAATATTGAAGAAGAAAATTCTTGGAAATGGGATGTCCAAGGTAAACAAGAAAGCCTAGAGTGGCTAATTAAATAAATGAGGTAAAAAATGGCAGACAAATCATTATTTGGTAGATTAAGCAGATTATTTTCGACCAATATAATAGTAAGAAATATTGGAGGAAGACGACTTAAAGTTGCTGATACAAGCAGACTTCAGTCTTCTGGTAATTTATCATCAAATTATATGGTAGATAGATGGGCAAAGTTACATAGAGGATCTGGATATGGCTCAGGCGCACAACAAACAAACTATACTGTTGCTAGACGTGTTTTGTTTGATGACTATGAAGCTATGGATCAAGATCCAATTCTGTCTTCAGCACTAGACATATATTCAGATGAGTGTACAGTAAGAAATGAGTTTGGAAACATACTAGAAATTACTAGTACTAATGACAATATTCAAGAGATTTTGAATAATCTTTTTTATGATATATTGAATATAGATTTTAATTTATGGCCATGGATAAGAAATTTGGTAAAATATGGTGATCACTTTATGAAATTAGATATTTCTGAAAAATATGGAATAGTAAATGTTAATCCTATTTCACCATATGAAATGGAAAGAGTAGAAGAATTCGATACAGACGTACAACGTCCAGTTATGTTTTTTCATGAAGGAGAAGGGCAAAAACATGAATATGAGAACTATGAAATTGCTCATTTCAGACTGTTAAGTGATACAAACTTTTTACCTTATGGTAAATCTATGATAGAAGCTGCTAGAAAAATATGGAAGCAGCTTATGTTAATGGAAGATGCAATGCTACTTCATCGTATCATGAGAGCTCCAGAGAAAAGGGTTTTTAAAATAGATATTGGTAACATACCACCAGCTGAAGTTGATACTTATATGAATTCATTAATAAGTAAGATGAAGAAGACTCCATTTATCGACCAAGCTACTGGTGATTACAATCTAAAATATAACATACAAAATATGTTAGAGGATTTTTATTTGCCTGTTAGGGGAGGAGATACAGGTACATCAATTGAAAATTTAGCAGGATTAGAAAACAATTCTATAGACGATATAGAATATTTAAAGAATAAAATGTTGGCTGCCCTTAAAATTCCTAAAGCCTTTTTGGGTTACGAAGAGGGAGTTGAAGGAAAAAGTACTTTAGCTCAGGAGGATGTTAGATTTGCTCGAACAATAGAAAGAATACAGAGAATTGTCGAGTCAGAATTATATAAGATAGCAATAGTTCATTTATATGCTCAAGGATATAAGGATGAAGAATTAGTTAATTTTGATTTAGCTCTTACAAATCCAAGTATAGTTTATGAGCAGGAAAAAATAGAGTTATGGAATAATAAGCAGAGCTTAGCATCTGATCTAAAAGATTTAAAGATGGTAAGTGAAGATTGGGTTTATGGAAACATATTTAATATGTCAACAGATCAAGTAAAAAAAGAGAGAGAAAGAGTTATTGAAGATATTAAGCGTAAATTTAGACACGATCAGATTGAAGCAGAAGGTAACGACCCTGTTTCTACAGGACAATCTTTTGGTACACCACATGATCTAGCAATGGTTGGAGCAGAAGGTCAAAAAGAACAAGGTCAAGGTGCTGACGAGGAACCAGGCGACTATGATAGTGATGACAAGGTAAGTATATTTGCTCAAGATAATAGAGGTGCTCCAAAGGGTGGACATCCTGGTGCAGGTCGTCCAAAAAAAGGAGCAAAATATAAAACCGATAGAGGAGTTAAAGGTCGAGATCCAATTGGTGCTAAACAAAATAAATCTTTATCTAGAGACAAGACTATTAAACACACATACAATGGAAGTCCAATGCGAGATTGGATTTCTAAACGAAAAACTAAAGCAATTATTACAGAAACTATGAAAAATGCCTTAGAAACACCATATAATGATAAAGGGGGTCTTCTAGATGAGAAGAATCTTATATCAGACGAACCAAATGTTGAATAGTATTATATTTATATATGAGAAAAAGTACCTGTTAACTTATAGGGAGATATTTAGTCATGTCCAAACATTCTAAGTACAAAAACACAGGCATACTGTATGAATTATTAGTACGCCAGATTGCAACAGAAACATTAAACAATAGTGGTACCCCAAAAGCAATGGGTATAATTAAATCTCATTTCAATAAGAGAACTCAGCTTGGAAAAGAATTAGTTTTGTATCAAAATTTAATTAGAGAAAGATTTAACACTGAGGCAAAGGCAAAAACCTTTGTTACAGCAGCAGTTAAGGCTAGAAGTAAAATTAAGATAAAAGAATTACGAAAAGAAAAATATAAATTAGTTAAAGAAGTTTTTTCAAATTATAATACTTCAAATTTCTTTAAGTCTAGAATTCCAAACTATAGAGTTTTAGCTGCGATTCACTGCATATTTGAGAATGCTAGTAAAACTCCAGCAGACTTTGTTCGAAATCAATATACTTTAATTGAGCATATTACTAGAAAAAATAGAGCTGCTGCTAGAAAAAAGAATAGAGTTTATGAAATTTACGAAAAGCAAGATAAAGATTTAAGACTACTTTCGTATAGAATATTAGTAGATAAATTTAATTCCAAATATAATGGTTTAAATAGAAAGCAAAAAAGTTTGCTCAAAGAATATATTAATAATGTTTCAGATACAAATAGGCTTAGGGAATATTTGAATAAAGAAATAGTTAGAGTTCATAAAGCATTGAAAAAAGAGATTTCTAAAGTTGATGATAAAGTTACAAAAATTAAACTAGCAGAAGTAACTAATCAAATAGCTAGGTTATCTAAGGGATCGACAGTTAAGGATAAGCAGGTTTTAGGAATGATGAGATATTATCAATTACTTAAAGAAGTAAAGGAAACATGTGAATGCGAAAACTGCTAGAAAAAAGATTTAGATCAATCATAAGAAAACTTGTACACCAAGAGCTTGATGAGGCGAATATGACTGGTAATTTAGATGGTGGTCTAGGTCCACCTAAAACTCCATTTTGGGGATCTGCATCTGGATCAGAAGGAACTAAAGCTGAAGTATCTGGATATAAGCAACATAAAGATTGGGGAAAACATCATGGTTAAATATAAAATGTTTAGAGAAGTTGTAATGGATGAACTTCACGATCATATTAATCCTAATCAGTTTCCAAATGCATTTAGAGCAATGAAACTAAGAGATATTGCTTTAAATATGAAGGTTAGAGAATCAATGTTTAATGAGGCAATAGAGTCTAAAGATATTGGAATATTAAAAAAAATAATAAGAGCTGAAATGGCAGAATTATTTTATGATTTGTTTAGAAGAAAAAGTTCTTGGGCATAGGAGTATATAATGAACAAACAATTATTAGTAGAAGTAATTCCTTTTGATGTTAAACCATCTCTTGTTGCAGAGGCTATTGCTGACAACAAGAAAGTAAGTGTTGCTGGTGTATTACAAAGAGCCAATACTAAAAACCAAAATGGTAGAATATATCCAAAGGACATTTTAGCTAGAGAAGCTAAAGAGTATAGTGAAGTACAAGTCAAAGAGAATAGAGCTTTGGGAGAGTTAGATCATCCAGACTCTTCTGTTGTAAATTTATCTAATGTGTCTCATAATGTGACAGAAATGCATTGGGATGGTGACGATTTAGTTGGAACAGTTGAAGTGTTAAGCACGCCATCTGGTAATATATTAAAAGAGCTATTTGTAAATGGAATAAGATTAGGAATATCCTCTAGGGGTTTAGGAACAATAAACGAAACAAATAGAGGATCAGAAGTACAAGATGATTTTGAATTAATTGCTTTTGATTTTGTTTCTAATCCTTCTACTCACGGTGCATTTATGAAACCAGTGAATGAGGGTAAAGAAGAAAGAGAGCTTGGACACAAATGCGGTAAGTGGTGTAAAGTTGAACACACAATCATGGAAATATTAGGAGATATGTAATGATTAAGCTAGCAGGACTGGTAAATACAAGCAAACAAAAATTAAATGAAATTGGAGATATGCCAAAAAAAGCACTAGCATATGTTAAATCAATCTATGACGCTGCAGCTAAGAAAGAGGGGTTCAAAGTTACAAAGATTTATGAATCATCTGGATGGCCAAATGCAGAAATAGAAGTTTGGCAAGTAACAAAACAGACAAATAGTGGTTGGGTTTTAGGAGAATGTTTTACTAAAGCAAAAGCTACTAAATTAGCTAAGGCTCTAAAAGATAATATGGTAGATTATCACAGTTTTAATGATAATCCAGCTACAACAACGATTTCAAAAGATCATTATTATTTAAGTCCTAGTGAAGCAGCTGCCATAGGCGGAGTAAAGCTTGATGAGAAAAAACTTCGGGAATTAATGGGTTAATAAAAATTAATGTTCCTTATATTTATACTT